CTCCAAGAGATTTCTCTCCCTACACATATCAAATAAAATTGAGTCTTTCCTGAATTTCTTACATCCTTGCTGTGTTTGTTTGTAGCTGTATCTTATATTTTCAAAGTCGCAAACCTGTTGATATAATTGATTCGTCATTTTGGCATCCTTTCTTTGGCTTGGCAAGCATGACTTGTTCATGTGTTTACACCTTGAAGGTGAAGGATTAACTCTCCCTTGAAGTTCATTCAAGGAATCGCCGATGAAGTCGTAACCGCATCGGTCATAATTACTTACAAGGCGGGACGCCAACCGATGTTGTCGTTGCGATTCGAGGCATCATTGTTGTTCCAGTGACGAGCCGAATTGTAACCGCGGATGGCACGGTTAGCGGTCCAAATAGAGTTAACCCTGTTTTAGTTTATTTCTTTACGCTGTGAGATTTTATCATTCCACCAGTAATTCGCCCAAGCTCAGATATTTTTTCTTGAAGCTCAAGAGCTTTCTTCTCTGTAATATACTTCTGACTTCTTGCCACGCCAACCAACACAAGAAGCAGTTTTAAATCACCATCGACCATATAAAGATATTGAATTTTCTTGTCGCCTTTCATAGAGTTGTATACCATGATGTTTTTTATTACTCTATAACAAGCTTGTCTCAGCTCTTGAGACAAGCTAAACTTTTCAGCCTTTGGAAAATTTTTAAGCAAAGGGTAGAGTGTATTGTTTAGGAATATTTCAGCTTTTTTCTGTAGTATCAAGGGCTGCATCGTATAGACAAATCTCCTTTCGTGCTCTTTTTAGCAATTCGATATCTCCTATAAAGTCGCATCCATAGTCAGTTACTTTTAAAGTTGCTACATTCCCTGATATAACCATTCTGCCTTTTATGATTAGTTCGTCATCCTTAGATTCTGTGCTGCATTCTTCACACACCGGAAGCAATTCCTCAAATATAGTTGCGATGATGCAACTTAGCTCCCTTTTTGTGCAAGCTACTTTATACATAAATCTTTTTAGCTACCGGATCATAGATTCCATTGGATAACTCAATGTCATTAAGGTCTTCAAAATTCTCAAAGAATACGTTATTTGTCAGGTTGTTCAGTGAAGCGTTTTTAAGAATTGCTACTTCTGCCATTAAGGAGGCAATCTGATTCTCGTTTGTTTTGGTTTTTCCACTAGTTCTAAAGATTCCATCTTCGATGTTATTCATATTTCTCGCACTAATCGGAGTACCCTCCTGAATAACTTCACCAGTATCTATGTCTACTATATGGTCTTTCCAGTCGGTCTTATTGTATTCCACTTGCTTCAACCTCCATCTCCGTAAACTTGTATCTAAAGGCTACATAAAGCCCTTTAGTTTGAGGCTTATTAAAAGTCCTCTCTGCTTCAGCAACCACATCACCATCCTTGTCAACGAGTTTGACATTTCCCACATCTCCGTCCACAGAGTCATCAAAATAGACAAATATTTTGACAACATCTCCTTCGATGGATGTTTTGAAAATATCAATAGTCCCAGCAGTTCCATTTATTGTGTACTCTGCATGAGATATCGAGTCTATGAATCTACTTGCTTGTTTATTAAGTCCTATCTGTGTCAACGTCTTCAAAACAAATCATCTCCTTTCGTTTGAGTTATTCCACATAACGGATAATCAGGACCACCTGTATAGTTTTTGCTGAGTAGAGTATTGTTTGTTCCAAATACTTTTCCAATATTAACTCTACTTGGCCATTCCCCACAGATAACCATATTGCACAAGGGGTAATTTGAGACCTTCGTTTCAAAGTTTGACCTAATCATTATGTGTCCTTCTTCTTCTACTCCATAAGATGGCTTAGCGCTTGCAGGCTTAATCTTCATAATCTCAGCATCAATAACTGAAATGTCATTAACTCCTGATTCTAATCTAGATGATAAGTAGATAGTGAACTCAGCCCACCTTGCCTGGTCATGTATATAAAATGGTTCAATCCTCGATTTGTCATAACCTAGAGCTTTAAGAGCTAGAATCATTCCTTTGCTAGTCCCAGCTAGTTCAGCTATAATTTTTTTCATGGATAGCCTAGTCCTATAGCTTTCTACAGCCTCACCCTTGAGCCTTCTCATATCTCTGTCTTTGCCATGCTCATCAAGAAATCTTTCGCTTGCGCTTATAATCATAGACTCTTCCCGAACTCTGAAGATATCCTCTTTTGTCTGATCAAAAACTTTTCCCAGCACTTTGAATAATAAATAGAATTGATTCTTAGCTTTAGATATCCGCTTTAAAGGTCCATACAGCAGGTAGAACATGTAATCTTGAAATTTTTCAAACATGGCTACACCCTCTCAACCGTCACATTAAGCTCGCCTAAAATAATAACTTTGTCATTTTCTAGAATCACATCAGCTGATGGATTAATAATGCTGGATTTCTTGTAGGCTGCAATATCTTTTTTTAGAGCGTATACAAGGTCATCTCTATAGAGTTTGTTAAGTTCGCGGTTCTTGTCTATCTTCATCAAATCAATAATTATAGCTTCGCCTCTTTCTACTATTCCTTCATCGCTTGCGTCTGAAGCTATGTGTATCACCACATCGACATTTTGAATGTAAGTTTCTGAAGACTTTACTAGCAAATTATCATGAGGCGCTTTTATTTCATCTGCTTTTGCCTTCACTTTATCTAGCAGACTCTGCGTAGCTGCGCCAGCTGTAGAGGTGACTATGATATCTATAGTTCCTTGACCTCTTGGATGCATGTCATCTACTCTTACAAAAAGTACTCCCTCAACTGATTCGCATACATTCTTATACTTGCCTGCTATCGGCATCGTTGATAGCTCTGCCCATGAATTTAAAACTCTCTCTCTGAGACTTTCTATATCCTCGATGTCGCTACCCTCTTGAACTAGCCAGTCTTGATTATTCGTTATCCTGTCTATTCCTTCAATATGAGTGAGTGACCTTCTTATTTGTCCTGGAGGCACATTATATTTTGATCCTTCAGTTTCAGCTTCTACTAACACGTTTTGAGAAAGTAAGTCTTTTTGTAAAATGGTTTCTTCAACAGCTAGATATCTCAGCTCTTCGCCATTTATATCAAGTTCTGTTTTAAAGACTTCTCCTTTAGCTATCCTCACTGCTTCTCCAGCTACGTCTCTTTCAAGAGTTACATATCCTCTTGCCTTTGTTGGTTGCTTTCTCTTCTTTGAAAAATCAGCACTCTTTAGCTCTAACCAAGCCCCTTGAGCATGAGATATAAACATGTTGTTTAAAACTAATCTAAGAAGTTTTATTAGCTCAATTCTTATTTGTATTAGAATCATAATCAGGGTATAGAATATCCCTCCAGAGCTAAAATTAGTAATTACAAATCCTTCTTGGTTAAGTTCTTCTATTATCTTGTCCCTAGCTTCATTTCTATCTGGGACAGGGAGTATCTCGTCTAGTATCTTTTCATCTATCATTACACTATCACCACCTCAACTTTTACTCTGTCTAGCTCAATATCTAGGCTGTATTCTTTTGAATCACCATCAAATTTAAAAGCTACCTTTACCGAAATCTTATCTTCTGAAAATCCCAGATTAACAACTATCGTTTCGCTGTCTATTTCAGTACGCCTAGAAAGCTTAGTCTTTACTCTTTGAGCTATCTCAAGCCTTAATAAATCATCATCTTGCATCTGCACAAAGTCCATAAGTGACCAGCCATAAGTACTGTCATAGAAAAGCTCTCCCTCTTGCGATATAGCCTCTAGTCTTATGTCTTGAAATAAACAGTCTAAGTCATACGAAAGAGGGACGTCTCCACTAGCTGAAGCTGTCAATTGCCAGCGCCCATCGAGCTTTATATCAATATCATATAGCCCGGCCATCATACCACCTTCCCAACTATGTGGACATTGAGCTGTCCATAGAGTAGCAGTACTGCGGCAATGTCTCCATTTTCTAGCCTAACAAAAGACTTTACCTCAGGTATTTCAGGAAACTCGCTATTTATAGCCTTGTTTTCGTCAAGTATTTTGAGATTGTAGACGTAATGGTCAGCATTTTGAGAGACCTTGGTAATTTTTGCATAAACGCAAGAGGGTAGTTTTATATGCTGGTACTTAGCTTTTATACGCTTTTCTACAACACTATTAACCATTTGCTCCATCATAAGCATTCCTCCTTTGTTTAGAAATAAATTTGAGTTCTAATAAAGCCAGCATCATTTGTTGTAAAAACAATCTTTTTAGTTTCTGCTTCAGCTGTAAATCTGGGATGAATAACATTAATCTTTTGCGAGTGCTTTATAAACGGAACTGATAGGGTTTCTAGCTCCCACATATCATTTGCTCTATCTAGCTTTACAATATTAACTCCATATTCAAGAGTGTAAATCTTACTTTGCAAAGGCTTTTCGCCCCAATAAAAAGTCTTGTCTAGAAAGTAGAAATTCTCTTTGATTTTCCAGATAGAGTGTATCTCTTCGATAACTGATATCACATTCTTTTTAAATATTGGAACAGTCTTCTTTTTTTGATATGCCTTAGTTGATATCTTCATCTTTGAAATACCTGCTTTATTAAGACAGAATTTCAAGATTTCTTGAGGTGTTGCGTCTAAAAATGTATTATTGATATACGTCTCTTCAAGAAGCATCATATCGTCCTTAAGCACAATCTCATTAGAGTTAGTGGCATTGAATGGCCTAGCTACGTAACCTTCGAATACTGACTCTAGTTTCCCTTGGTACCCCAGTTCTATAGATGCAGCATCTTTTTTATTTATGGATAGTTTTTCATTAAATTGCTTAGTAAACTTTATCTTTGCCCAGTCAAAGTAGGATGATTTTGAAGAATATACCTCTACCTCCACGCCTTTATCTAGAGCATAGCTTCCTAGCTTCACATTAATTTCAGGGTAAAACAGTTCAATAGTTTCCAACAAATCACCTCGATTCTAGTAAGGCATTTCAACCATCTTGCTTTTGTACTTAGCTGTATTCGCGCTATCCGCAGCTGGAGATTTTTCAGTTTTATTCTTGATTTTAGGAGCCGTGCCTTTAGTTTTCTTAGTTGTGCTAGGTGCAGTTTTGCTAATAGCTGTAGCCTTGTTAGCTACGTTTTGACTAGCCACTTGAGTAGCAGTAATAACTGTAGTGATATACTCCCAAAATTCAATAACAACAGATAACTGCTCATTGTTATTTTGCTCTTTCGAAACTAGGTTCTTGAACAAAATCTTTGTAATCCCTCTAGTAGCAGTGTGTTCATTTACTATCTCGTATACCTCGGGTTTTGTTTGCCCTGGCTTTTTAAAAATATTTTGGATGATAGAAAGCTTTTGGTACTTACTAAGAAATGGTCCATCGTAGAGTATCAGCTCTACATTTATCTTGGCATCTTCGTAACCTATAGCTTGCTTAGGCTTAGTGGTTCTGCCTTCCACCTCTTGTTCTTCAATCAGCGCATCGGATTTAATCTCAAGGCTTTTGAAGACGCCCGGGAGTATGACGCCTCCAATCTTCATAGTGCTTTCATCAATATAAATCAAACTCATCACTCCCTATGCAAATTCAAGTTCTGGAGTTCCTCCATCCTCAGAGTCTCCGTTACCGTTGTTGTAGTCCTCAATTTCCTTGACAAGCTTAAGTAAAGCAGGTAAATCCTTAAGCTTGCTTATATCAACTTTTACTTCCAGCTTCTGGATTATTGTCGTCTTGCCTTTTTCTTTTGTCGTAGAGCTTTTGAAAGTGCTCTCTTTGCTAAGTTCTTTTAGGCTTACTCTTTTTATTTCGCTCTTAGAAATAGGGTTCTTGCCTTGGATTTTCTCTTCGTCAGATGCACCCTGCATTCCTAGATTCACTGCTGAAAATGCTTTTTCAGTTACTTTCGCTGGAAGGTTTTGCGTTTGAACCATTCCGCTAGTTATTGTTTCAAAGACTCTTCTTCCTGAAAGTGTAAGAGTAGAAAGGGGTCCTTCCTTAGCATCTGAAAATGGCAATAGTTTTCTAATCCTAGCAAGTCCTCCTTTTACCGCCTCTACAGGTACTGAGATTGCGCTCTTTATGCCTTCAGTAAATGTAGTTAGTATCTTAGCTCCGGAGGCTCTAAACCATTCATAAGAGTTTGTAATAGAATCCTTAATCCCTTGAATACCAGACGTAAAGCTAGCCTTGACGTTAGACCAGCCAGTTGAAATGCCATTCACAAATCCATTCCAAGTATTTGACATCCAAGCAGTCACAGAGTCCCAGTTCTGCTGCAGTAATATAATAGCTGCGATTAGTGCTATGATTCCAATAACTACCCACGTAATCGGATTTGCTAGTAGTGCAGCCGTGAATGACCACACCGAAGCTATAAGACCGGGTAGTGCTTGGACTCCCGTTACAATCGCTTGCTTAGCCATGCCAGCTAGCCCTATGACAAAACTTTTTGCAGATGCCGCTGAAGCTATCATTCTAGCTCCGAACACTTTGAGCCCATCGCCTGCGTACATCGTGACTATCTGAAGAGTTTCAAAGCCTCCCTTAAGCATCTTGACAGCACTCCACATGCTAGTGACTACAGTTGTAGTCTTTACTATTGCAACGCCTACACCGCCTATCACTGCCATTAAAACCCCGAGAACTGATAGCACTATTCCGACTGTTAAAACCGTATGCATTATCCCGCTGGCCAGCTCTTCATTTTCACTCACCCAAGAACTGACCTTCTCGACCACGCTGCCTGCCTTGTCCACGAATTCATTTACCGTAGGAAGTAGCAAGCCTCCGATTTGTTCTTTCATATTGCCTATTTTCTGAGATAGCACTTCGTAGCTCTCTCCGTCAGTTGCATTGATAGCATTCGCCATTCCAGTAGCTACATCTATTCCTTTGCCCATTTCAGTGTTTAATAAAGCCATGTTACTTTCAAGGTCTCCAGTTTTGTTGTAGAGCAAATCTACAAGCGCAACTGCTTCATCTGTTCCGAATGCCTTTTGAAGCTCCATCTTTTCAGCTGCATCCATAGTGTCACCAAATTTACCTCGAAGTTTTTCTAGTATTTCTGGCATAGATAAAAGCTGATTGTTTGCATCTGTGAAGCTAAGTCCTAGATCATCACCAGCTTTAGCCGCTGACCTTAAGAATGCTTTATATTTTGTACCAGCTTCGCTTCCTCCCATCGTAGCCTGAAGCATACCAAGGATAGAGAGCTGTTCTTCTAGTGGCACATTAGCACTAGTTGCAGAGCCTCCTAAAGTCTGAATCGATTGAGCCATTTTAGAACCATCAGTTTTAAACTGCTGGACTGACTTTGCAATTCCTGCCGAGAACATTTCCCCAAACTCCATATCACTAAGATTCTTATAGTAATCCTTGTAGATTCCATAACCAGTAGCAAACAAGCTAGTCATCTCAGCTATATTGGACTTCGTGGCCTTGGCCGTAATACCAGAAAAC